TTGTGCTTTGTTCTACATAGCCACTTTCATCTACATCCAAGCCACCTCTTCCAAGCTGATATACATATCCCTTGTGAGAGTCAAGAGCACCAAGCTCTAGGTTGTTCGATACAAACACATTTTGACCTGCATATCCGTTGGTTCTTTCAGATACAACCGTCATTATTCTAGTAATAGTAAGATTATCTACTCTTATAAGAGCATATTTAGTTGGATTAACAAGAGAATCAAAATCAAACCTTATCTCTATTCCCATCTGGCTTACATCTCCATCTGTTTTAAAATAAAAAGAAAGATTACTAAAACTAGTTGTTCCAGCTACATCGTGATCTATATTTGCAATTTCTGTATAGTTCGATCCGTTGTCTTTTGTAGTAGATATTCTAATTTTTCCATTGTCAGAACTATTTTCATTGCTTGTAATAAAATCAAAATTTAGTTTATAGATACTATGAGCAGTGAGTGATGTTATCCCTGTTTTTCTTACAGCTAAATCTCCATAATTGGGCTGGTCTGGAGAGCTATTTGTTTTTTTATATTGCAAATAATCACCAGAATGTGTTAAAGCCTCCACCCAAGGACCTGAAGAATAATTATGTTCTGTGAATCCACTTACTGTACCTGTAAAGGTAAATGACTCGTGTGCAACCTCGGTAATGTTTCTAAATATCCAGTAGGCTTCTTTCCATAGGCTTGGCATATGATTGATATTTGAATCACCCTCAAGTATATCCTCGTAAACAGTTTTTATAGACTTTCTATCAAGAAAATCTGGAGATGTTGAACCTTCTGCAAAAGTTGTTAAAGTTTTTGATACATAGTCTCCTGCTGTGGCTGTAAGACCTGTTACTCCATCGGCAGTATTTAAGCCACCGTTTGGATCGTACAAAGACCTTCTCATTGTGTCAGAAACAGTTTGAACTGACCCATCATCTGACAATAATCCTACCGAGTAGACCTTGCTATATATACCATCTAAGGATGTTGCTCTGTATATATTAATTCCTGTTACCCTGTCGTTCCAACCATTCAAGGTAGCATTGTTTAGATATGGAGATCCAGTGCCTACATTAAAAGAAAGTTCAAGCTGTACTACACTCTTTGCCTGAGTAAATGCCGAGGTCTCTCCTATAGAGTCAAAGGTGTTGCTCTCTTGGTATCCGTCAAACACAAGTGAGTATTTATAGAAATATGTAGTTGCTGATAGATCGTGTCCATCGGTTTGATTGTAGAACCAATTACTTGAACTCTCTGGATCTTGCCTTGAAACTACAGATGTAACACCTGTTAAAACATTTCTAGGTCTTGCTATATCTATTTCCCAAGAGTCTGTTGATTGTGTGTTCCAAAAGAAGTCTCTTTTAATATACTGCCACAGCCTTGTATCGTTTGTCTTTCCCAGTACGAACCTTATCTGGCTGTTAAAGTCCTTGATGTCTGCCCTGAATTTGTCGTTTGAAAAATCTTCAGAAGAAATAAAAATATCTGTAAACCAATAATCAGATAAAAAAGGATGTGCTATTTTTTCGTTTATCAGTGTCCAAGTTAACCCATCGTTTGAATAGTAAAGTGCAATATATTTTCTATTAGTTATAGGTCTGCTGTTGTTTGCATAGGTTGCTACCCACGTATACTTAGATGTAAGGTTAGGATTGTAAAACCTTTTAATTGCAACTAGATTAACATCATTGTTTGTAAAAACAAGCATACTACCAACAGGCTCGAGCTCATTTAAATCAGAAGGATGTATATCAATCCCTGCATCAAATCCGTTCCTTTTATAGAGCAATCCTGTTTTATCAAACTCAACATTTGTAAGTTCTGTGCAGGCATTTGCACCTACCTCATCTGGGTCTATCTAAAGGAATTTTTATTACCATTTATCTTCCTTTTGTTCCGATCCCTTCAGGACCGTCTATAGCATATCTATCGTTTAGGGTTTTAATCATTGCAAGGGCATTGTTGTAAGAAAGCTGTGCCCTGTCTGGCTTTGCATCCATTCTCCATAATTGAGCTTCAGCAAAATCTAAAACAATCTCTTGAAGTGCTGGGTTAAGCTCACACTCAGTAGCCATACTATCTGAATCGGTAGATGTAAAGTCAGTTGGTGATTTTATATAGTATACATAGATAGATGTTATTGAGCTTGGAAGAACATGCACCTCCTGTGATACAACAAAAGCTACAGGGTTTGATGTTGTTCCAGATAAATAAGAGTTTTCAAGTCTCTTTACATCTCCAGCCTCAATCATAGTGCACCATCTATTATTGTTGGCATCTCTTACTCCTACTACACCACCTCTTATAGGATCAATATTTCCAGCACTAGCAAAAGACACATAAGAACTTTTAAACACAGCATGCTCTGCACTTGATCCAGATGTTGTTCCTGCCTGTGTTGCCTCTAGCTCTGTTAAATATCCGTTGTGCAACATATTGACTACTGTCTTCTGTGCAAGGTTAATAGCATCTACCTTAGCCGATGCTGTAAATATACTCTCTGCTGGATCCTCGAGTCGTAGACCCAAGTTCGAGCTTAACTCTGTACCTGTCATTCTTTATCTCCTTCCATTTGGGTTAACACCTCGATAGCTCCTAGAGCCTTTAGCTTCATATTCCTGTGGTACTTCTCTTGTTTTTCGTGCTGTTCAAACTGAACCTTCAAGTTCTCAAGTACCTCTTTTACATCTGGCTTTGCCATCTTATCGGCTACTTTTTTATAGTCTGTTTTAACTTGTTTCATATTATCCTTAACTGTTGTTGATTACTAAGAAGTGAATCTTAACTGCTGTGGCTGATGATGCTTGAGCTGAGTCTGTATTGGCTACAGTAACCTTAAAGCTACCACCTGCTATTGTGTGTGTTGCACATACGAGCTGTGTATTGTTCTCAGTGTTCTCATCCTGCATAGAAACCAAGATTACTGAGTCAGCCTGAACCGTAGAGTTGGTTACAGTAAACTCAATGTTCTCATCTGCCGATATAGCTGTTGCATGCATCGTGATAATTCCACTGGTTGTGTTTAGGGTCACACCTGTTGTTATGCTTGTGCCCTGTGTCACAGTGCCACTTCCTGAGTGAATAATTCCATGATCTCCTGCTGTCACTACTAGGTTACCATCTGTTAGTGCAAGGTTTCCTGCCGATACTGTAACCTCACCATCTGGCTCTAGTATAATGTCATCATCTGCACCTATTACTAAGTCCTCTGTAGCATCTGTGTTTGCATAGATGTATGTGTCTGTTGAGTCAAAGTATATCTTCTTGTTCTCAGCTACCGTTATATTGTCGTTTAATGTTGTTGTTCCTGTAACTACTAGGTTGCTAGAGAAGGTTGTTGCATCTGAGATTGTTATGGTTCCAGTCTCTCCAGTTGCTATGGTCATATTAGAGCTATCTGCTACTGTTATAGTTGCAAATGAATCAGCATCGTATGATAGTTTCAACTGAGTAGTTGTGCTTAAAACTTCCAATGTAGTGTCTGGATCTGCTACCCCTATACCTAGCTTGCCATCTGCCGATAGAGTCATCTTTACAGCATTGTCGTTGTCACTTGCACCTGCTGATGTTAAGAACTGCATATCGGTTGGTATTCTGTTTGTAGTGATTGAGCCAGTGCCTGCATCGTTTACCTCAAACCTAATGCTTGCACCTAGTGTTGCATAGTCAGTTCCATCGTGTCCAAAAGCCTTGATCCATCCAAGATATGCACCATCGTCTACTGCTGAAGGTGATGCCTTGGTTCCGTCTGACTTAGAAAATAATAATACAGGTGAGTGTGCCTCTGTATTACTATGACAGTCTACAGATACCGTTGCATCTGCACTGTCCTCGTCTACTGTTAACAGGTAAGAAGGTGCTCCTCCTATACCTAATTTTGTTGTGGTTAACCAGAGTGGTGATGCTGTTCCGTCACCGTCTAGTACATTTCGTGCAGTTGATGCATCTATCCCACTATCTAAATTGAGAATATCTCCAACACCAGCACTTATTGTTTTTGTATTTAAAGCCATTTAATCCTCCTAGATAGCTGTGCAGTTTAATGTTATTGTGTATGTGTTACTCCCCAATGTCATAGTAGGAGATGTAATTTTGTATTGCTTTATATTTTTAAAGTATGCTCTTCCTGCCTCTGTTGAGTTCATTGTTAGACTGGAGTTTGCAAAGGTTACTCCATTCAGGTTAACTACTCCAGATGACAGTCCAGATACACTTGTATCATCGTCAAAG